CATGGATTCGGAGGACGACGCCTACAGCACGCTGCTGACCGGCACCCGCCGCAGTCGCTACAGCAACGATACCGCGCTGATTACCGAAAACGAGGGCGATGCGGCCAAGACGGGCGGATACCTGAGCGCCACGGCGTCATTGCTCAGCCAAGGCTCGAACTATGGCAAGTGGAAGACTTCCCAGCAGAAAGGCACCACCTAATGAAAATCCCAATGGGCAATTTTGGCAACGTCGTCGCCGAACCACAGCGGCAGGCGCAATTCAGCAATGCCGCCGGCCAAGCCATCGGCCAGGGCCTGAGCGACCTGGGCCGGGCGGCGGGAGGCATCGCCCAGGATATGCAGCAAGCCGAACTGCAGAAACAGCGGTCACAGGCCAGCATGACCCTGGCCACGATCAGCAACCGCGGCTACGACCTGAACGACGAGATCGCGCGCGACGTCAACGACGGCAAGCTGCCGGCCGCGCAGGCGGTGCCGGAGTTCCGCAAGCGCATGGGCCAGGTGGTCGGGGAAAGCACGAAGGACCTGACCGCCGACCAGCGCATGATCATCGACGAGCACCTGATCAAGTCAAACGGCATGCACGAACGCAACCTCAACGGGGTGGCCATCAAACGCACGCAGAACGAGATCGGCGCTAACCTTCTGGGGATGGGTGAGCAGTTCCAGCGCGCCGCGATGCGCGACCTGCCAGGCTCGATCGCGCAGTTCGGTAAGTCCGTCGACACTATGGGCCCGGAAGCCGGCTGGTCACCGGAGAAGATCGCCCAGGTCAAGCAGGGCTTCGTCGAGGGCGCGACCTTCAATCTGGCAAACGCCACCCTGGAGGGCGCCGCGCAGACTGGCGACCTGGGGCTGGTGGTGGCCGCGCGCGAAAAGATCCAGGGCCCGGACGGCGAACCGATCGATCCTGCCCGCCGCACTGCGCTGATCACCAAGGCCTACGCCTTCGAAAACGGGATCAAGGCAAGCACGATCCGCGACATCGAGAAGCAGAAGCGCGAGCAGGAAGCAAAGGAGAACAAGGCCTTCGACGCCTACACAGCTGCCAGCACCTTGCAGATGGAAGGCCGGTACTTCTCGACCGACTACATCAATAACCTGTCCACCGTCACCGCCGGCACGGCGATGGCGCCAGCAGTGCAGGAGCTGGTCAAGACGCAAACCAAGTTCGCCGGCTTCGCTTCCTACCCGCTGGCGCAGCAGACCGCCGAAATCGAGCGCTTGCGCGCCGCTGGGTCGACCCGCGGGGCAGGCACGTCGCCGGATGAAGAGAAGTTCGTCGACCAGCTGGAGCGCATCCGTGACGCCGGCCAGAAAGCCTACGCAGAAAACCCTTGGACTGCAGCCCAGGATCGAGGCGTAATTCAGCGTGCGCCAGAGATCGAGCTTACCGACATGAACACCGCCAGCGCTGTGCTGGCCGCGCGTATGCAGCAGATCGGCGCAGTCGAAGCCGCGGCGGGCCGCAAGGTATCGCCTCTCCAGCCACAGGAAGCCGAGACCATCGGGCGCCTTGTGCGCATGCTGCCGCCAGATCAGCAGTCGAACGCGCTGGCCACCGTTGGAAAGGCAGTAGGTGATGGCGACCGCCTTGCCGCCCTGGCCAAGCAGATCGACGATAAAGACAAGGTACTCGGTACCGCCATGATGGTCGGCGACCTGCAAACGACCCAGGGCCGGTACGTTTCTGAGCTGGTGCTCAAGGGTTCGCGCGCGCTGAAAGACAAAAGCATCATGGTCGACAGCGCCAAGGAAACCGGCTGGCGCGGCGCGATCGCCAATGAAATCGGCGACGCCTTCCCGAATCAGGAGGTGCGCGACCGCATGATCGAAGCGGCTTACTTGGTGCAGGCCGGGTTCGCTGCCGAGAACAGCGGCACTGACGTGAAGCGCGCCATCAGGCTGGTAGCCGGCGAGATCGTCGAGCACAACGGCAGCAAGATCCCCCTGCCCCGCGCCATGGATGAAAGCACGTTTGAAAAGCGCCTCTCGTCAATTACCCCTGCCAACCTGGCGGCGCAGACGCCCGGGGGAACTGTGCTCGTTGGCAAAACCGCCGTAAAGGTAGCCGATTTCGTCAATTCCCTGCCCGACGCCGCGCTGGTCAGCGCCGGCCAGGGCAGATACAACATCCGCGCCGGCATGGGATTGGTGACCAACGCCAAAGGCCAGCGCATCACCATCGAGGTACGCAATGGCAATTGACGACATGTTCCAGACCGGCACCGACCAGGTGCTTGATGACCGAGTAACCCGACCGCTGAAGGAGCCAATTCCGCAGCGGTCTTTTGGCTTCAATGCGTGGGAAGTAGCGAAGGCCCCAGCGATGGGCGGCGCGGCCGGCCTGACCGAATCGGGCGGCTTCTTCGCTGACATCCTTGGCGCCTACGGCGAAGCGCAGGCGGGCCACATGCGCGCGCTAGACCCATCCTTGATGCTCGATTCAAAAGAGGCCGAGCGCGTGCGCCAGGAAGGCGCAGGAGCGCGTGAGCGCATTCAGACTGGCGAGGCGTTCAGCACTGACATTGGCACCAGCCTGCGCACCACTGCACGCGACTATGCCCCCAACCCTGAGACGGCCGGCACCGCCGAAACCCTGCTTTTCGGCCTGTCGCGGTTCGTTACCAAGGCAGTCGGCTACTCGTTGGCGGCTGGTCCAGTTCCCGGTGCAGTAATGACCGGCGCCGACGAGGGCATGACCGAAGCCGACCGGCTCAAGGCCCAAGGCGTCGATATCGAGACCCGGACGAAGGTGGGCGCGGTGGCCGGTGTCGTCGCCGGCGCATCCGTCGCGCTCCCGATCGCTGGCACCAGCTGGAAAACGACCGGAGCGCTGGTGGCGGCCGGCGGTCCTGGTGGCTTCATTGCCCAGCAGGCGGCCAGCAAAGAGATCCTCGCGAACGCGGGCTACGACAAGATGGCCGAGCAGTTCGACCCATTTGACCCTGTCGGCCTGGCGGTGTCCACGTTGGTCCCCGCTGGATTTGGCGCATACGCTATGCGCGGCGTGCGCGCTCGAGCAGCCAACCCGGCGCCGGCCGATCCTGCTGCTGGTCGACAGTTGGCCCAGATGGGCGGCAACGAGCGTCTGGCACTCCGCTATGACGATCCACGGCTCGACGCCTACGCCGTGACCGCCGCTCAGCGCGAAGGGATTCCGCCCGAGGCGCTGCTGGCCATCAAGAACGCGGGGGAGAAGTCGGGGCCAACAGCGGTCTCCAGGGTCGGTGCCAAGGGCGTCATGCAATTCATGGATGGCACCTGGGCAGAGTTCGGCCGCGGCGACCCGCGCGACCCTGCCGCCTCGATCGATGCCGGCGCCCGCTACATGAAATCCTTGCTCGAGCAGTACGACGGCAATATGCAGGCCGCGCTGGCGCATTACAACGGCGGCACCAAGGCGGGGGATGCTGTCATGGCCGGCAAGCCGCCACCGGCGAAGGAAACACGCGACTACCTGGCACGCACCGAGAAATTCATCGCAGAGCGCGCCGGTACCGAGCAGGGCCGCGCCGCCGCGACTGACCCCGACATGGTTGCCGCCGCCCGCGTGCAGCTCGTGCGCGACACCATCGAATCGATGAACCTGCGCGACCCAGCCGATCCCGCCGGTGCCCAGCAGCACGTCGATGCAGTCTTGCGCGCTGGTGACCAACTGGCGGCCGGCGAGCGTGTCGATGTCGGTGCCACGATCCCGCTCGACAGCCCGGCACAACTGCGGCTGCTGGAGAACCTGGCCGCCAGAATGGAAGAAGCCAGGACTGAACCACCAAGTGCGGCAAACCAACCGTTCGATCCCGACTCGCTGCGCCCGATGCGGAACGAACTCAACACGTTGGAGCAACTTCGGCAAGCCATGGACGAGGCCGCCCCGCCGCCAGACGTGCACGCTGGTCAGACGTTCAGCGATGCCGGCCAAGCGGAAATCTACCTACGGGATCGGGGAATTAGCGCGACGCACCGGGCACAGAGCACAGGCCGCGACCAGTACAGCATCCGTCCAAAAGCGGAAAAGAAGGTCGACTGGCGAGCGAACGTTGCTGCCCGCGAGGCAAAGTTAGCCGACCAGTTGAGGGTGGCAAACGAGAACATGGCAGCGCGCGCCGCGGCCAAGAAGATCGGTCAGGCCGAAACGAAACCGGCTAAAAGCGCAACAGTTACCGAGATTCGCGCGCCGAAAGCCCAGTCAGCCGCACCAGAAGCGGCCCCAGGCGCGCCAGTGGCGAAAGACGGCGCGAACCCCATCGCTGCATCGATCGACGCCCAGGCGGCCGAAATTGCCCGTCTGTCGCCCGACATGATGGTTCAGCTGGAAGGGATGGCGGCACCGATGCGCTTGGCCGACGCGCTCGAGGCAGTGAAAGCAGAAGCTGCTAAGGATGTGGAGGATGCGCCGCTGCTGCAGGTCGCGGCGGAATGTTTCCTACGAAGCACCTAAACCGGCAAGGGCGAACATTCCAGCGAAAACTAGACCGGCGCCGAAAAGGCAACCCATGATTTTTAGGTAAGTTTTGAACGCCTGTAAGGCGTGACGCCAGTTACCTGATCCAGCCCATACCGTTAGCGGGATGATGAGGGTCATGCAAAAGATTACCGCAGCGAATTTTAAGAAAGAGAGCATACCGCGATGAAACCACAATGCCGCCAAGCTGTCCAGCAAGCCGCTGGCCGAGCCTTGACCGATGCCGAAATCAAGAAAATTGACGATCGGATCGCCGCCACGATGCGCACTATGGCGCGGGCAGACCCTGCGGCCTGGCGCGCCAAGTCGGCCGACCAGCGTGTAATTGACGCCGCCCAGGAGGCGATGAACGATATTCAGGGCGAAGCAGCGCTCAAGGTGCAGCGCGCCCAGGCGCAGATCGTGAAGACGGCAGCGATGGAAAACCGCGTGGGAGACCTGATGGCTTCCTACGCGATCGGAAGAAACAAGGCGCTGGTTAAGGAAATGGAGCTCACCGACAACTATGCCGAGGGCATCAAGCGCGAAACTATGAGCAACCTGATGGATCTGCTTGACGCCGTGGGCAGCAAGTCCGGAACCACTGCTGGCCGCAAAGCCTTGATGTTCCTGTTCGACGTCGAAAACCCTGGAATGTCCCGCGACCTGGCTACCGAAATCTATACGAATGGGAACGGCAGTACGGGTAACGCATTGGCGCAGAAGGCGGCGAAAGCGTGGTTGGAGTCGATCGAACAGATGCGCCAGCGCTTCAACGGCGCCGGCGGCGACGTGGGTCAGCTCGATTACGGCTACCTGCCCCAGCCGCATGACCAAGCGCGCGTGCGGCGCAGCGGCGACACGGCCGCGCGCGACCAATGGGTGCAGGACACCATGCCCCTGCTCGACCGCAGCCGCTACCTGCTGGAAGACGGCACGCTGATGAACGACCAGCAGCTGGCCGGCGTGCTCAACTCGGCATGGGATACCATCGCAACCGGAGGTCTGAACAAGATGACCCCGGGCCAAAGCGGCGGTACCGGCGGCGCCAAGGCTAACGCCGGCAGCGAGTCCCGCCAGATCCACTTTAAGGACGCCGATTCCTACCTCGGCTACATGGGCAAGTACGGCGGGGGCAGCATGTATGACGCAATGCTGGGCCACATCGGCGGCATGTCGCGGGATATCGCCCTGGTCGAACGCTACGGCCCGAATCCGGCACAGCAAATGCGACTGCAATTCGACCTGGCCAAGCAGGCCGATACCGGTGTCGAACGCTCCTTCGGCATGACGCCGCAGAGCTATTGGGACCTGATCAGCGGGAAGACGGGTATGGCCGAAAATGGGAACCTGGCGCGCATCGCGCAGGACGCCCGGAACATCCAGGTCTTTGGCAAGCTGGCAAGCGCGGTCCTGTCGAGCCTGACCGACACGGCTACCTACTTCACCACGACCGGCTTTAACAAGCTGTCGTACTGGGAGGGCCTGAAGAACATCGGCAAGCAGTTCGACGGCGACACCCGCGATTTCCTGACCATGCACGGCATCATTGCGGATTCGATGGTCTCGAACCTGAATCGCTGGAGCGGCGACAACATCAAGAACAATTGGTCCGGCCGCCTCGCCAACTCGACCATGAAGCTGTCGCTGATGAACGCCTGGACCGACACCATGCGCCGCGCCTTCTCGATGACCATGATGAACGGCCTGGCCAAGATGTCGAAAACCGAGTGGAATGCCCTGACTGAATGGGACCGCTCACACCTCACCCGCAAGGGCTTGAACGAGGCCGACTGGGAAGTGATCCGCGCCGCCCAGCTCACCAGCTACCAGGGCGCCGACTTCCTGACACCGGAAGCGATCCGCGCCGGCGGCAGCACCCGTGCCAACGAGGTTGTCGCCAAGGTGCTGGGCCTCATCACCGACGAATCGGAATATGCGGTCATCAATCCGGATCTGGCCACCAAGGCGCTAGCCAGCGCCGGTGGCATGGCGCGCGGCACCGTCCGCGGCGAGCTGGCGCGATCGGTCATGCAGTTCAAGAGCTTCCCGGTCGCGATGATCTCGCGCCACTGGCGCCGGATGCTCGACGCGCCGAAAGGGTTGGACGGCTCGCCGGCGCTCGCGAACAAGCTGATGTACGGCGCCGCGATGATGACCTCGCTGACCGCCTTGGGCGCGATCGCGTTCCAGAACAAGCAGATCGTGCAGGGCAAGGACCCGGTCGACATGACCACCCCGAAATTCTGGATGCGGGCGATGGCGCAAGGCGGCGGTATGGGTATCGTGGGCGACTTCCTGCTGACCGATCCGACCGCCAACCCGGGCGATGCTACCGCGAACGCGATCAAGAACGTGGCCGGGCCGACAGTGGGCAGCGCGTTCGATATCGGCTACAAGCTGGGTGTGGAAAACATCTACGAGGCGGCCGCCGGCAAGGATGCGCACTTTGGCGCAGAGCTCACCCGCACCACTCGCAGCCATTTGCCATACGTGAATTTATGGTATGGGAAGGCGGCACTTGACCATGCTGGGCTGCATGCATTACAAGAGAACTTGAGTCCTGGCTACCTTTCCAAGATGCAGCAGCGCGCGCGGAAGGATTGGAATCAGGATTATTGGTGGAAGCCCGGAACGGGGGCGCCGGATCGGGCCCCGGACTTAACAGCAGCAGGAGGACAATAATGCGACAAGATCAATATGAAAGGCTGCAGGCGCTCACCGAAAAGCTAACGGATGCCTTTCTGAGCGAAGCCGACCCGGATGTTTGGCCTGGTCACGGTGTGGCAATCGCCGCGATGGACCAGCAGACCCGAGGCGATCGCTACTGGTGCAAGAAGAACGCAGCTGCGACACTGTCCGTCATCATCCGGACAAACACCCTGGTCGGCTTCATCCAGCAACGCAGCGCAGCCGGTGCCGCCGGTGGTGTGCCTACTCCCGAACAGGCCGCCGAAGAAACAGGACTTGATGCCGATGTCAAAGCTGCCGAAAAGGAAGCGTCCAAGCTGCTCGCCCAGCTGCAAAGCGGCATGAAGAAAGCCCATGGCAAATAAGGTCAGCTTTCTTGCGTTCTTCCTTATGTGGGCGAAGGTCCAGGGGTGGAAGGTGCCCATGCTCCACGTCCGGATGTGCCAGTGGCTGGAAACCTGCGTCGAGCCGGTACGCGTGCTGCAGGTGTTCCGCGGTGCGGCGAAGTCATCGATCTACGCCGTCTACAAGGCGTGGCAGCTGTATCGCGACCCAACGAGGGTATCGCTGGTTTGGGCTGCTGACGGGCCGTTAGCTACCAAGCTGACCCGTGACACCATCAACGTGCTGCGCCGGCATCCGCTGTGCGGCGGTATGCTCCCGACAAAGCCAGGCGCGCAGATGTTTTGGGTGACCGGCTCGATTGACGCGCGCAACGCCAGCATGACCGCCACTGGCGTCAACCAGAACGTGACCAGCGCGCGCGCCAACGATATCGACTACGACGATGTGGAAGTGCCGAAGAACATCAAAACACCGGAAGCGCGCGAAAACCTGCGCAGCCGGATCCAGGAATCCATTTCCATCTTGGTTCCTGGCGGACAGGAAACCTACGTCGGCACGCCGCACACCTTCAATTCGATCTACCCTGAAATGATCCTGGCCGGTGCCGCCTCGCTCAAGATCCAGTTGTTCGAATCGAGCGTGCGCTACGAGGACACCAGCAAGAGGACGCGCTACCCGTTCGATTTCACGCCCGGCGGCGATGGACTATACGTGATGCTGGGTATCTACCGATTTTCGCGCTTGCTGGAAGAAGGAACAGACTACCGCGTCGAAGGTAACGAGGTGGTGTTCGCCAGCCCGCCGGGCGTGGTCATCGACATCTATGCAAATTGCTCATGGCCGGAACGGTTCGACAGGGCCGACCTAGCGATGCGCCGCAAGAAGACCAGGACCCTCAACTACTGGGACAGCCAATATATGCTTGAAGCTAAACCGATCAACGAGTGCCGTCTTGATCCAGCCAAGATCAAAGCCTACGCCATTCAGCCGACGCTGGAGAACGCCAATCGCGCGATACGGATGATGCTGGGCAAAGTCCAGATCGTCAGCGGCCGCGGCTACTGGGACCCATCGTTGGGCAAGGCTGGCGGCGATGCCTCGGCCTTTTCTGTGGTCTACGACGACACACTGGGAAATCACTATTGGCACGTGTGCGAGGGGCTGACGGGCGAGTTTGCCGAATTCGACGACACGCGGCTGACCAAGATCATCGGCGGGCAGGTTCTCCAGGCCTGTGACTGGATCCAGAAAGCCAACATCCTGCACGTGTACGTTGAGGTGAACAGTGTCGGGTCCTTCGTCGGCAAGCTGCTGCAGCGCGCCATCAAGCAGCGCGGCCTGCACTGTGGCGTTACCGAGATCGTCACCAACGCGAACAAGAACGAGCGGATCCTGGGCGCGCTTGAGGCACCGATGAAATCCGGCGTTTTGTGGGCGCACGTCGACGTTTTGAACGGCCCGCTATGGGACCAGATGAAGGACTGGAACCCCGCCGTCAAGTCTCAGCCAGACGATTACCTGGATAGCGGCGCTGGTGCCATAGAGCAAGCCCCAGTACGGATAAACCATTTAGTCGGGATTCCGACCGACAACATGCGCAAAGATTGGCGCCAATCAACGGGCGTCTTTGAGGTGACGCTCGAAACTTGAGCGTCGAGCGACTTTGGCGGCGCTCCAACCGGACCCGCCGCCATGACCGTATCCGCCCAAGAAACCATCTTCCACCACGTCGGCAACGGCGTCACCACCGTGTTTGCCTACGGCTGCCAGGTATTACTGCCGAACGATCTGTATATCTACGTCGACGACATCGAGATTACCAGCGGAATAACAAAAAATGGGATCGGATCGCTGACCGGCGGAACCGTGACATTTGCGACAGCGCCGGCCAATGGCGCGCAAATCATCCTCGAGCGCGAGGTCGCGTTGGAACGCTCGACCGATTATCAGCAAAACGGCGACTTCCTCGCCCGCGTGGTCAATTCTGACTTCAACCGAATTTGGATGGCGTTACAGCAGGTAATGTCGGGATTTAATCGTGTGCTGCGATTCCCAAAATCCGACATTGGGCCGGACACCGAGCTGCCATCGGCGGCCAGCCGCGCCAATAGGCTGCTCAGCTTCGACGCCTCTGGCAACCCTTCAACCGTCGCCCCGGACGCCCAATCGGCCACGGCCCTATCCATTCTCCTGCAGTCCGTTGGCACAACACTGATCGGCGGTATTCAGGCAGGAGTAGGTGCCGTTTTGCGAACGTTGCATGACCGAGGACAGGACCAAATCTCGGTGTTCGATTTCATGACGGCGGCGCAGATCGCAGACGCCAGGACGAATGCATCGGCGCAAGACCACACCGCCGCGATCAATGCCGCTTTCGGGTCTGCGGTATTCAATAAAAAACGCGTATTCATTCCCGGCGGCTGCACGTTGAGGATAACCGCGCCAATCGTCATTCCTTGCGGGCTGTCCTTTGTCGGCGGCGGCGCGAACTCAAAAATCCTCGCCGATTACTCCGCATGGGTCGGAGTCGACTATCGCGCAATTGTCGTTGTGTCGCGCGAAGGCATCAATTACAGTGGCGCCGAGTACGGCCAGGAAATCGGAAATTTTTCTTTGTTCGGGACCGGCAATGCGGGCCTCGTTTCGATCGGCATGGATTTCTCCGCTGCTGCTGTTATCGCGCCCGCCGTTGCCGTCAACTACTCGCTCTACAACGCGAACGTGCATCATATTTTGGTGAGCAATTTTGACACGGCGTACAACATCAAGGAGTGCTGGACGACGACGTTCGACAACGTATATTCGATGTACTGCCGCGCCGGAATTCTGATCGCTGGTAAGTCGGTCAACCTAACTTTTTCCGAAGTCCGGCTGACCAACTTCACCAACGCCAACACCTCGAGCGTGGCCGCGACGCAAGGCATCGACGTTCGCTCAGGGTTCCACTACACGGCCGGCGCGGAAGGCCGGCCCGAGGGGATCGTGTTCACGCCTGGCTGCCTGATCTTCGGCGCTTCGACAAATCTCTATGTCAGCCAGTGCCTGTATTTCCGCATAACCGACAGCGTCATCGACGGCGCGACGAATTACGGCGTGCGCATCGGCACCGCGGATAACGTCAAGCTTCAAGGCAATTACATCTATGCTTCGGCGATTGGCGGCAAAGGTGTATCGCTCGACAGCGTCGGCACGTCCGACAGCAAGGTTGTCATTGAAGGGAATCACTTCGTTGGTTCCAACGCGGCTTCTCAAGTTGGCGTAGATGTAGGTAACGGAACGCGGCGTGGCGTAACTATCGCAAATAACTTCTTCCGCAGTTGGAACCGGCCTATATTCCTGAACAACGTGAGCGATTCCGAGGTGACGGGCAATTACGGGCGTAGCAATCTGTCGGAACTGGTTTACGTTCAAAGCGGCGGCGCAAACACGGTAATTGACCGGAACGCATCGGATGATGCATTTGCGATCCTGCTGTGCCACCCGACCACCAGTGCCCTGCTTGATATTCGCGCGAACGTTAGCCCGACCACGAAAACCTTTGCTCGTGGCAAAGTGACGCTCCTGTCTGGCACCACCAGCATCAGCATCCCGAGCGGACTGCACTCTGGTGTAGAGCGCTACCTGCGCGCACGCACGCAATGCAAGGTCTCCGCCAATATCGGCAACTGGTGGGTAAGCGATCCGGTATCGACTTCATCGACTGCGACGCTGACGTGCTCGGTTGCACCGGGCGCTGATGTGACAATTTACTACGAAGCACAAGCAATTCCTTCGACTGCACTTTAACCCATCAGAAATTGCTATGCATAACAAAAACTACGAAGGCCCAGACCGCCGCAGCTCAAGCCGCGATGAAGAATTGGTGCATGCCGTCATCGTTGCCGTGCGCGCAGAGGTGGCCGCGCAGATCATGCCCGAGGATATCCACCGGGAGCACCACGCCCTGATCGCCGAAATGATCGCGGACTTGAAGCGCAAGCGCGAGCGGCACGAGAAGATCAAGGCCCAGGTAGGAGGGTGGGCAGTTATCACGATTCTTTCAACGATGGGCACGCTGGCCTATAACGGCTTTCTTTGGGCGAAGGAGCATTACAAGTGACCAAGATCATTGATGGCATCATCGAACGCGAAGGCGAGTACAGCGACCATCCAGCCGACAAGGGTGGCCCGACGCGCTGGGGCATCACCGAGAAGGTTGCACGGGAGCGCGGCTACGCTGGCGACATGCGCGCCCTGCCCCGCGACTTCGCCGCCGCCGTCTACACCCATGACTACATCAGTGCGCCCGGCTTCGGCAAGGTGTTGGAAATCTCTCCCCTGATTGGTGAGGAAATGATTGATACCGGGGTCAACATGGGTGTCAGTATTCCGGGCCCATGGCTGCAACGCATCCTGAACGCGATGAACAAGCAAGGATTCCTGTTCGCTGACTTGGTTGTCGACGGCAAGATCGGGCCGGCGACGCTGGCAGCACTGCGCTTGGTGCTCGCCGCCAGGGGCAAGGACGGCGAGAAGGTTATCGCTCGGGCCCTGAACTGCTTACAGGGCGCCCGCTACCTGGAAATCACGGAGAAGCGCGCGCAAAACGAAGAATTCTTCTACGGCTGGATGCTGAACCGTGTGGAGGTGGTTTGATGGACTGGAAGAACCTGGTATCAACTGTCGCGCCATGGATCGGGACGGCGTTGGGCGGCCCCTTGGGCGGCATGGCCGTCAGCGCGATCGGCGACGCCTTGGGGCTGTCTGAGAAGACCGAGGCCACGATCAAAGCGGCGCTGGCCGGCGTTACGCCAGAGCAGATGCTAACGCTCAAGAACGCCGATCAGGCCTTCGCCCTCAAGATGCAGGAACTGGGCTTCAAGCAGATCAGCGACATGGCAGCTATCGCGGCCGGTGATCGCAAGGACGCCCGCGACATGCAAAAGGTTACGCGCAGCTGGGTGCCGGCTACGCTGTCGCTGGTGGTAACGTCCGGCTATTTCGGGATCTTGGTGGGCATCCTGAACGGAAAATTCTCGGTGTCGGACTCGCAAGCGCTACTGCTGATGCTCGGTTCGCTGAGCACGGCGTGGGGATTGGTCATGGCTTTCTGGTTCGGCACGACCGCCGATTCCGGCCGCAAGACCGAGCTGCTGGCTAAGTCAGCGCCCGTGCAGTAATCAGTACTGGCGGCGCTGCTCCGGATGCTCAGGCTGGAAACCTGAACATTTGTTGGAATTTTTGTTGGCACTTTTAGTGAAGCATCTCGCTTTTTCATAGTGCAGCCGGATTCCTGTCGGAGGGACCACCACCCTGAATCAAGGAATCTCATTCCGCCTCAAGTAGCCTCACTCCCATAGCGCGCCGCAGCTACTTTTCATCTCACCTTGTCTCATCGTGTATCATCCCATTTCGCAATTTTGTTGGCGCTTTTTGTTGGTACCCGATTCCAACACCCGCCGAGATACCAACAACAGGGGATGAAATGCCACTCACCGACACCTTCGTCAAGCAGATCAAGTTTTCCGGGCAGGGATCGGGCGACAAGCATTCCGATGGCGGCGGCCTGCACCTGCTGGTCAATGCCGTGGGCAAATACTGGCGCATGGCCTACCGGTTCGACGGCAAACAGAAGACCCTGGCGCTCGGCGTCTACCCCGCTGTTTCGCTGGCCAGCGCGCGACGCCAGCGTGACCAGGCCAAGGAGCGGCTTGCCGCCGGCGAAGATCCGGGCCCAGTCAAGAAAGCGATCCGGCGCGCCGCCTCGCGTTCGGCCGGCATCACACTCCAGTCAGTGGCCGAGGACTGGCTGAAGCTGACCCAGGCCAAGCGCGCAGCCAACACCAACAGACGCGTGCGCAGCTGGTTTGAACGAGACATCTTCCCCACTTTGGGCGGTCTGCCCATTGACGCAATCCGCCCACTCGACGTGCTCGACGCCCTGCGCGTGATTGAGGCGCGCGGCGCCGTGGACTCGGCTCACCGGGTGCGCGGCTACCTGAGCCAGCTATTCCGGTATGCCAAGGTGCTCGAGCTGGCGCCGAGCGACCTGACCGAAGGGCTGGGTGAGGCGATGGGAAAGAAGGAAAGCGGCCACTACGCCGCGATCACGGACCCGGTGAAGGTGGGTGCCCTGCTGCGCGCGATCGACGCGTACGAGGGACATCCGTTCTGCCAGGCCGCGCTGCGCATTGCGCCGCTGGTGTTCCTGCGCCCGGGCGAGCTGCGCGCCGCGGAATGGGTTGAATTCGACTTGGACGGTGCCGAGTGGCGCATACCTGCCGAGCGCATGAAAATGGGTATCGAGCACATCGTGCCGCTGGCCGACCAGGTTGCGACGGTGCTGCGCGGCCTGCAAAGGATTTCCGGTGCCGGCCGCTACGTGTTCCCGAGCATCCGATCAGCCGACAAGTGCATGAGCGACAACACGATCAACGCGGCGCTGCGCGGGATGGGCTATCCGAAGGAAGTGATGACTGGCCACGGCTTCCGCGCGATGGCGCGCACTATCATGGATGAAGTGCTGGGCGAGCGGGTCGACCTGATCGAGCACCAGCTGGCCCACGCGGTGAAGGATGCGAACGGACGCGCGTACAACCGCACGACTCACCTGGCCGCTCGGCGCGCGATGATGCAGCGCTGGGCCGACTACCTTGATACGTTGAAGCGCGGCGCCGTGGTGGTGCCGCTGCATTCCGGCCGCTGATCACGCCCGCGCATCCATCCATTCGCGCACATCCTCGGCGCGCCAAGCAACGATGTTCTCCGACAGCTTTACCGGAGCCGGAAAGGTCTTGGCCTTCACCTTGCGCCACAGCGTCGCCGCAGAAAACGGGATCAGGCCGGTGCGCTGACCAGGGCGCCCGACCAGCTCAGCCTGGCGGATATAGCCGGTTTCGGGAAGTGTCTTCTGTGCCATCATTTCTCCTTCAATACGATAAGTTGCTGCCACGTCGGGCACTGGCTCAGCGTGTCCGGACCGGTGCAATGCGGACATTCGGTGGCGCGCACGTAGATCATGGCCGGGCCCCGAAGAATTCCGCCGGCAGCGCCAACGGGTCGCGGCTGAGATTCGGCTTCCACTCCTTCACGACCGGCCGGAAGGGCATGCCCACGTTCCTGGTGATCGTGGTCTGCTCGGCGATGCGGAATATCGAGTTGCGCCCGGCGTCCGTGCCGCGCACCGACTTGGCGACGCCTGACTTCACCATGCGGTACATGCTGGCGCGCACGGTCTCGTAGTCGCCGCCGATGACGTTGTGCACCTGGGCTGCTGTCTGTGGACCGTCCTTGCGCAGCTGCACTGAGATGGCCGCGCGCAGCAGAATGCCGGCTTTCTTCGTCTCGGCTAAGGTGGTGTTCTTGGTCATGGCATGGCCTTTCCGAGCATTGCCGCCAACTGGACGGCCGCACGCCGGTATGGTGCGGTTGTGCCGATGTCGTCAGGCTCGATAGCCACATACACCTCGAACTCTTCGCCAGGGCAGGCGTGGCCAAGTGCGCCAATGGCGTAGCACGAAGCGCGAAACTCGCCGTCTGCTGCATCGCACCGGAAATCCATCACCAGCAGCGCCGCCAGCCGCAGCGCGTCGCCGTCGTCAGTGAGCGGCGCCCAGGTTTCCATGCCCCACCCAGACAGCTCGCCATTAAATCCATAAATCGTCGCCCAGCCAGAAACGCTATTAGATTTCTCGTCATAGTCCAGCGCCCCCATATCCGGGGTCCAAGGGCTGGAACAGTCGCGCTCGAACTGCTCGCGGGTTAAAAAGATACCCGCCGCCTTCGCCGCAAATTTCAACAGATCGCGGTCGGTTGTTTGTGTGGTGGTCATGCTGGTCCTTATAGAATTGATTTACCGCGCACATCGATCACGGCTTCGTTTTTGTCAGCCAGTCGCTTGACCATCGCACGCAGGCGCTTTTCTTCTTTCTTCAGCGCCGTGACGCGGTCTATCATCTCGCCCATATCGCGCTTTACAGACGCGTGGTCTTGCCATGCTCGTTGCAGCACGACGGCGTTCTTGTGCAGGAAGTCGAACGGGTCGAGCGCCTGGCCGCAATTCGAACAGGCAATCGTGCGCTCGTGTGTATCAATGCGCAGCCCGGCGTGGTCGCAGTAGTAAGGCTTCCCCGGTGGTTGTTTCTCTATCAGCAAAGTCTGCTCTGGCAGCTCGGATTTCTGAAAAGCCTGGATTACGTTATCGCTCACGACTTCACCTCCGGTGCTGGGAGGGCGGCAAGGGCGGTGTCGATCTTGGCCTGCACTTCGCGATACAGATCGCCGGACAGCGTTGGGTCAATATGCGAGCTGGCAAGCTCCAGCGCCTCGCGCAGCTTCTCGTCTGCCTGGCCACGTAAAGCCTCAATCGCCGGGACCAAATTACGATGTAAATCGGCGCCCGCAAGTAGGCCAGCAGCGTGACCCGCACGTTGCAGCGCCTCGCCATGTTTTACAGCGAACTCCTTATGGTGCTCGCCCTGCGCCTCACTACCCGCTACCAGCGCGGCAGCGGCGTCTTTCATTTCAGCGCAGCCGGCGCGGTAGGCGGCCTTTTCGCCGGGCCACAGGTAGTGATGCTCGTTCTTGGGGAGCAGCGCGAGTATTTGTTCTTGCAGGTTCATATCAGTCCTAGAGTTGGATGTAGCTGATTACTTGGCGCATCAATGAAAATGCACGAGTCCGCCTTGCGCGGCGACTTCAAAAGCTTGGCGCATGGTCGCGTAGAAATCGCGGAACTCCTCGCTCTCGTGCGTATCGGCCTTGCTCTGGAATTCCGCAAAGTCGACGGCCAGTTTCTTGCTGGTCACTGGGCCGATCACGCCTTCGCAGTCGGAGAAATTGATGAGTTCCGCGAACGGCCCCTGCGCCCCGTTCCAACAGGCCACGCAATGGCTGTCGTAGTCACGGCCATACTGCGCGTACTGACCAACCGGATAGCCTGCCAGCTTCGCTAATTCGTCCCGTAACCTGTTGTAGCGGCCATAGCCCCAGCGGCCATCAACGCTGTCGCTTCCATCCACCGTGTAAAAGGCGCGATGCACAAGGCCGTCTTCGCGCCCGGGGAAATCAGGGTTCGCGTAAATGCGCACGTCATAGTCAAGCGGTTCTTTTGACGCCGGGTCAATCGGATAACCATCAGCGTCGAATACTTCGGCGTTGATGTTCGTGGCGTTTCTGTAGGCGGAAATATCAAGTCCCATAATTTTCTTTCGTAAGTTTGATTGTCGTAGCGCGGGCCGGATTAGCAGTCGCCGCCTTTCTTGTCGCTGAGTGCGCGAGCGGCGTCGATGGCTGCGCGGACACTCTGCCCCGGCCGTGCAATTACCGCGTATTTATCGAGATAATCCAACCGTTCGGAATCCAGCGCCTGCTTGCGCACCTCGGCGGCGGCGGGCTGGGTGCGGTAAAGCTCGTCGTACTTGGCGTACAGTTTCGCCACATCGCGGAGCGCCACAGTGTCGTAGTCTGGATGAATGCCGTCGCCTTCCTTCCAGTAGCCGATTGCAGCGGTGCAGATTCCAGCCATTTGCATGCGGTACTGCTCGATATCTTCGAGTCTCGGCGCTTCCGCCTTCTGCGGGGCTGGTGGGGCGGATGCGAGCAAATCGAGTGTGAATGCCTTCAAGCGCCGGAATTGTTCGGTGTCCTTGTAGTCGCCTGGCGGCCCGATCATTCCGAATTGGGGCGCAACGTGTTTCAAGGCCAAGCGCTCGATCACTTCATCCAGCACCACTTGCTGCGGCTGGGCGGCACTCTTCGCCGCAACATTGGCAGCGAATTCGTGGCACCACTGCGCCGACACAGAAATCGAGCCATCAGGCAGGCCGTAGCTGCCGTGGTCAGGCATGCAGTCTTCTACCAGTTCAAAGCCAAGTGGCGGCGCTTTGGGCGGCTGGGCGGCATCGGCTGCGGGGAGCGTCAGCCCAGGATGCTTCGCCGGGCAATCAGCTTTCGTGCATTCAGCGCTATCGGTAGCGCAGCACTCAGGGCAGCGCATGCCCGTGGATTTTTTCAGGTCGGTCATGGTTCTCTTTCGTTTGCTCGTACTGGTTGCATTCCCTGGCGGTCTCGCCGCGGCGGTTACTGATCGGCAGACACGGCAGGCGCATCACAACGGTGAAGGCGCCGCCGCCGGCCAGGCGCTGGTAGTTGACGCCGCGGGTGCAGCAGTCGGCGCCCGGGTTGAAGTGGGCGCACGGCACGGTCAGGCTTCCTCTTCCTCGTCGACCACTTCAGGCGAGCTGTCGCCAAACGCTTCCTGCAAGTTCTTCGGCGCCGGCGGCGTCAACACCAACTCGACCTCCTGCTGCATCAGGTTGTAAAGCTTCCCGATGTCGGCCTCGTTCGGGTGCGCCAGCGCGCGCCAGTTGATCAGGACGCTTCCGCCGTTCTGCGGATCGAGGCGGAATTTGTCAACGGTGATATCGCCCATCCGGATGTTGCTTTCCTCGCCCAAACCGTAGTCAATCTCGGCGGTGTAGCCGGTGCCGGAGAAGTCCCACTTGAACGGGCTCATGCTCGGGAAGCGCAGTACGCGCAGCGAGGTGTCGCCGGTTGCCTGGTCGACCAGATCAGGCGTTTCCTCGGCCTTATAGATCGCGTCGAGCAGGCCCGGCGCGAAACGATTCAACACGGAGTTCGCGAGGCTTGCCTCGAACATGATGTCGCAGGCCGGCTTCGGGTCCTCGCCGTGCAGCTCGGC